AGACTATTTTTAATGACAGCTATCGTATTTCCGACCTCGTCTAGTCCAGGTCTCTACCCACAGGAATCTGCGGGTCGATTGATCAATGCCTTTGTCGAAAAGGCCGAGGTCGGTGCCCCTGGAGCCACTCTGTGGCGGCGATCACCTGGGCTTTTTTATCTTGGTGCCGGCACGAGCATTCATACGAGAGGCTTTCAAGAGTACATTAGTGCTGGTGATACAGTCGCTGGTGGATGGATATTTGCCTTTTGGGCGCTTAATGGTAACTTGGTCGGGTTAGTCAAGGACCTAATTACAGGCATTTATACTGCTAATTTCATCGGAACCCTTCCTGGAGACGACCCAGTAACTATGGCGCGAAATAATAAAGCCCCTATTCGCGAGGCCGTTGCAGTTACAAGTGAAGGCTGCTTCATAATAGCCGACGCTGTTACTGGAGCGATCCAGCCAATCGCATTCCTTGACACTGATTTACCGATAAAACCAACCAGTGTCTGTAGTCACGATGGCTATTTCGTTTGGTCCTATTTAGACGGAAAAGTCTATGCCAGCGAGCTTAACTCACTCGATGTAAACGCGTTGTCCTTCAATACCGAACAGGGACAGGCGGTGTTGCGGGTAGTGAGTTTCTCTGGTCGTCTCTATGCGTTCGGGGATAAATGGACAGGGGTGTACCGAGACGCTGGGACAGTACCTTTTCCGTTTCTTCGTGAGGCTACTATTCCACGCGGTCTCCTCAACACTCACGCTATTGCTGGGTGGGAGCCGGGTTGGTCTAACGAGCTTATCTGGGTTGGGGATGACTGTGTAGTGTATAAATTGAATGGGTATACGCCTGTACCGATTTCAAACGACGCTGTTACAAGAACAATACAACGATCAGTCTTCTTTCGCGGGAAGGAGCATGTAGAAGCGTTTGTGTATATGTACGGTAAGAATCCTTTCTGGGTACTCAGCGGGTTTTCAACGACGAGTCAAGATGCCAACTGGACCTGGGAATACAATATGTCAACCGGCCAGTGGAATGAACGAGTATCATTCGGCTTCACAAACTGGCGAGGGCATCGAAGCATTAGATCTGGAACTGAATGGATTCTCGGGGATCAATTTAATTCAAGTTTCTATCTAATAAAAGAGGAGATGTTCGCAGAGTATGTCTCACCCGAGAGTACAGTCCCTCACGTGTGGACAGTCGAGAGTGGAGTGATGTCGGGATTCCCATTAAGAATGGTTATTCCACGTGCAAGCTTCAATCTCACAGCGGGTGTTAGCAGATCTGACGCTATCCCAGGAATCCCAGAGCCGGTACCTAATCCAGTGGTATACATCTCTTGGTCTCTCGATGGCGGAGCCACCTGGGGAGTGCCTGTTACCAGATCACTTGGAAGTATTATAGCGGGCTCTGGTGGAGGACCTGATAACCGATTCTATCCCTCTGTAATCAACAGTGGTCTCTCCCGCGGTCAAGGTATTCGATACCGACTCGAGGTCGTGGATGCAGTCCATGTGGGACTATCTGGCGGCGAAATAGACGTACAACCGAGGGCGCCCTAATGGTAGAAGCAATCGCACCCCGTGACCAGTATCAAGCACTGGTAGACGAAAACGGTCGAGTGACTTTAGAATGGTACTCGTGGTTCATTGAGATTACTAAAAAGCTCAATGAGCTAGAGACCAGGCTAGAGGCACTCGAGCCTTAAAGGAGACTGATATGGCAAGTTTTCTTGATTCATTGTTCGGTAGCTTCACCGGACAGCCCGCGATCGATGCCGCGAATGCAGCTAGAGGCACTCTTCAAGGCGTCTACGGCGGACTGATTGACGAGAATCGAGGTCAACGAAATACCAGTCTCGGTGAACTCGAGGATTATGGTGCCGTTGGAAGGGACGCGGCCTCTACAGGCTTCCAGAACGCGCGGGGCGATCTTATTGGTGGTGCTAGTAGCGCTATCGATATGATCGGTAACAACTATCTTGATCCTCTTCAAGACACTCAGGGTATGTTATCTGACGCTCAGGGGCTTAATGGCGCGGAAGGTGTCGGCCGGGCTCGGGGCGCTTTCCAAGCCGGACCCGGCTACGAATTTATGCTGGATCAAGGTCTCGACGCTATTACTCGTAACGCCAACGCTGGTGGAATGTTGGCGAGTGGAAACATGCTTCGAGAGTCCCAACAATTCGGATCGGGTCTTGCCAATCAAGAATGGCAAAACTGGATGAAGAACCTTCAGGGCCGTGAAAGTCTCTACGCCCCGTTGGGAGAACGCCAAGCTGATTTCATGGGCGAGCTTGGTCGTAACTTGGGTACGCTCGATACTGCGGAAGGTCAGCTCTATCATTCGTCCTTCAACGACGAGGCTCAACGAAGGGCCAATCTGCGACTTGGTCACGTTGGTCAGGAGACCGGCGCAGCTGGTATCTTCGGGCCTGCATTGGCCTCGACTAATCTGGCTATTGGTGCGGCTCAACAAACTGCTGGTGCGAATACATTAGGTACGATTGGTGGTATCGTAGGCGGTCTCGGCAACCTCTTTAGCCCCGGACTCTAGGGAGATCAGTTATGGCTGGATTGACAGTTCCACAGATGGTTCCGGCGACCAATACAGACTTCATTGGTAAGATTTTTCAGGGCATTAAACAGGGGCGAGAGGACGCGGCGCTCAAAAATGCTCTTCAGGATATCGATCCGAGCGATCCAAATTCACTCGCGAGGGCAACTAGCAGTCTCTACAGACTCGGTCGTCCTGGGATCGAGATGGCTGATAGACTGAATGCGTTCTATCAGAAACGAGACGTAGTTGTCGAGGGCCGCAAGGAAGCCGCGGCAGATCGTGATGCAGAGGATAAAGCGTTCCGAGCCGCCAGCGGAGTAATTGGACAGCCTAGGCAGCCGGACGATGACAGATCTACAGCGCCAGCACCAGCGTCGCTAGTGGAGCAGCCTGCAGCCCCAGTCGGACAGCGGGCTGGAGGTGCTGTTCAACCGACCAACCGAGTATGGGGTGATGCCGAGGCCGAGGCTGCTGGACTGTATGAGACCCCAAAGCCTCAGGCTGCCCCCGCACCAGCACAGATGGTGCCGATGGGCGGACCTGGAGGCGTCACTATGCGGCCGCTTCCACCCCCGCCACAGAGAACAGGTGCTGTACCAGCGGCACCTACCGAGCCACCCGCCGTTCCTGTTGCAACCGCCGCGCCCGTCCTCCCGGCTAGCGGCCCTGTGGGCACTGGGGCGGTGGGTGGACCTCTTCCAGCTGCTCCAGCCCCGTTAAGGGCTGCTCCAGCCCCTGCGGCTGGCCCAGCGGCTGGACCAATTAGCTTTGCTGATCTTCTAGTACAGTCGCCGGAAGTGCGACGACCTACTGCGACCAGGACTGAGGCGCAGATTGTCAATGAACTAAACCAACTCAATATACACAAAAGCAATCCTAGATTGAAAAACAAAGAGGGAGTGGGGGCGGCAATCAAACAGAGAGAGGAAGAATTAAAAACTATAAGAGAGCGTCAGAACAAACAATTCGAGGCCGAGATCAAGAGTCGTGAGGGACGATTGACTGAGGACGCCAAGGAGGCCATTAAGACGAGCAGCAAGGTCTACGAGCAGATGCAAAGCGACAATCAATCATCTCGTAATCTAACTCGGGCACAACAAATTATTGATGACGGAGTTAAAACTGGAGCACTTTCCAGTGCTATGCGATGGACTACAAGAGCAGCTGATGTTGCTGGAGAGGTTTTGGAGGCGTTTGGTGCTCCAAGAAATTCTATAGGGGTAGTGAAGAAAGCCAGAGACACTGCCGCTGCGATGGAAGAGTTTAATGGAATTGCCGCTAAGAGTCTGTTTGACATTCTTGGCGGGTTTGGGCGTCAGATTTCTGACACCGATAGGAAAACAATGGAAGGGATTGTTGCGGGTGTACCAAAAACCTTGGAAGGCAATATTCGTCTTATAGGCTACGGCAAGGCGCTCATCGACGATCGACTCGAGAGTGGTCGGGCTGTTCAAGCCTATATGAATGAGTCACGGACGAGGGGGATCGATCCCAGCGCTTCTCATATCGCTACTATTCAACAGCGATACGCGGATCGAGCCATAGAGAAAATGAGTCTTGCGGCTGGCCCCATAGAGACTAAGAAAGAAACAGAGACCAAGAAAGCTCCAGCCGAGCCCGCTGGACCCTCGATCCCTTCTGGTGCGGTAAAGCACCTTAGAGATAATCCAAAGCTTCGAGATCAGTTTGACGCCAAGTATGGAAAAGGGGCCGCTGGAAGAGTACTCGGAGACATCTAAATGGCTAACGTCTTTGATCAGTTCGACAAGCCGATTCCCGCTGCAAAAGGGGGAGGGAATGTCTTTGATCGATTTGATCCAGCGCCCCCTCAAGAGCACAAGAAAGAGGCTGTTCCAGCCGTGCTACCTGAGGACCCATCTGAGCGAGCGGCGCTGCGGATGCGCCGACAGGTCTCAACTCCCAGGGACCCCAATTCGCCACTGGCACAGCTTCCAGCGGCTACCGGCCGTGCGCTTGAGTCGGCTGGTAAGACCGCACATGACTTGATGACGGGCGAATTAGAGCCCACACCCGAGAATGTTATACCTGCGGTGGCATCTACCATTACTCCAGTTGCTCGTGGTGCAGCAACTGCAGCAAAGGCCGCTACAGGTACAGTCATGCCTCGGTTTACTGAAAGTGCTGCCGGTCAAAGGGCTGCCGAGGGGCTGGCAGGTATACCATATGTCGGTAAGCCTATTCGAGAGGCCGCGGATAAGGGCCTGGCTGCCTTTGAGGAACGTGCGGTCACTGCTGGTTCGCGGTCGACCGGAGGCATCCCGAGCCAAACACAGGCCGGGAAAACTATTATCCAAGGGGTCAAGGACGAAAGAGCCTTCGTGCCTAAGACAGGAGATATAATTGAGGACACCGGAAACTACTCTCTTACCAGGGGCAAAGCGAGTAAGCCAAATACTGACGCGGATTTGTCTTGGCAGCTTAGATCTGTGCTTAAAACCAATCCGGAGAATGCCACTGGCCATCTGATTAATATGGGTGGACAGACAGCAAACGCCGATATTAAAAGTCTCGCCTCGCTCCGAGCCAATGTCGACGGAGAGAGCTGGAAAGTAGTTCAAGGGGCAACTTTTAATAAACTTGGAGAGGTTGCGGATGCCACCCGAAAAACAGTCACCTTCGATGCCATGCTGGCGTTAGAGAACTACGAGACCAAGCTCTCGCCGGCCGGGAAGAACATAATCTTCGGGAAGCCCAACACAGATTATCGACGGTATCTCGACTCGCTCGTGGCGGACAACAAGCGGATGGATGCGCTGCGACGCATTCCAGAGAGAGCAACTGTTGGGGGCTTTGCAAAGGTGGCTGGGATGGCTGGATGGGCTATGGCCGAGCCAGTGTCAGCGCTGGCCGCGGCCGTAGGGGCAAGGGCCCTGGCTAAGATAATGTCCAAGCCCCATACCACTGCGGCCCTTGCTCAGTGGTCTAAGGCCTATGTCAGGTTCTTCCAAAGTGGTGGTGCTCCGGGAGGTCTTGCGGCGCTGAAGATCGCCACAAATAATTTGAGAAACACAGCTGATGTAGAGATTGATGAGAGCAAGCTTGTTGGGGCTATGCGAGGGCCGAAAGCCCAAAAAGCCTTGGACTTCGATTCACAAGAGGGTATTATCAATCTAACTACAAAGATGGCTCCTAATGGAATTCCCTGGGAGAAAATGAGACAATCGGAGAACGTCGATAATCGCCCGCAGCCAAATATGAAGGCAAGGCCCTTTACACCTGCGGAAGATATAGCAGTGGGTACAGAATACAACCGCACTGTTTCTCAGATTGTACCTGGCCGCTTAGGTCAAGAGGCAGGTTTTAATGATATACTAGCATCAAAAGGGTCAGGTGGTGGGAGGCTGGACGTACCGATACCACCAGTTTTACCACCACTACCTCGTCCAAGGCCCAAAAAGGAGGCCAGAAGATGATCATAGATACCCTTCGACCGACCACTAATTATGGTGCCTGGGATGTGACGGTTGAGTTTACTGACATGGAGGACAACTCTCCGATTGACTTCTCAGCCTATCCGAACATAGTGCTAGAGGTGTTCGATGCTTTTTCGGACTCTCTTATGATGACATTAAGCAGAACCAATGGGGTTACTACTCCAGCACCTGGAATAATCGAGTGGCACGCCAGTCGCGGGCAAATGAACGGGCTTCGTCCAGGGACTTATAGAGTCCGAATGGCTGCCTGGCAGACTGACCAGGACGATGCAATCCCTTTGATAGATTCTTCTATCTCAGTGGTCGGGGACAGGAACGTATAGGGAGGCACTGTCATGGTCAGTTCAGTTTATCCAGAGGCGGTCCGCCGAGTGCTGCTGCACGAAGGTGGCTACAGCAATCACCCATCTGATCCAGGTGGTCCGACGAACTTTGGTATTACGCTCAATGACTACAAACGATTCATCGATCAGAGCGGGACAGCAATTAATGTCCAGCGAATGAAAGTTGATCAAGCAAAGGTTATCTACAAATCAAAATATTGGGACGCGACGAAGGGCGACCAGCTTCCCCCTGGGGTGGACTATACAGTATTCGATTACGGAGTCAACTCGGGCACCGGCCGCGCGGGTAAGGTGCTGCGGAGGTGTTGTGGTATCCCCGCGGACAGCAGCGTGATTAACTCGGCAGTGATCGAGGCTGTAAATAAGCGCGATCCGCTGGCACTTACTATAGCAATCAACGAAGAACGGCTTCGTTTCCTCCATAATCTTAAGACGTGGCCAGTGTTCGGAGTTGGCTGGAACCGAAGGGTTGCTGAGGTTCGCGCGTATTCGGTTGCACTCGCGAGCGGTAAAAAACCCTTTCCACCTAAACCACTTCCAGCCCCCGGCAAAGGGGAGATTCCAAAGCCGCCAGTCGGGAAGGTTGGTGGTGGAGTTGCAACAGGGACCGCTGCTATTAGTGGCGGCCTCTGGGAATGGATCTATCTGCATCCGATTACAGCGGGTGCATTGATCGCGGCCGTTCTCGCGGCGACAGTCACACTCATCGTTCACTTGAAGAAGCGAAGAGATAGACTACAAGAGGAACCTCTTCCAGTCATGGTTGTACCTGAGAATACAGTGCTAGTACAGGACAATTGAAAATGATTTACATCTGGACCTTCATAATACTGTTGACGGCCGGGCTCGCATACTTTGTATGGGGCGGCCGTGAGATTGCGAGAGCGAGGTTCCCAAAGTTCTTTGCCTGGATCGAGCCGCTCGAGATTGTGGGATGGAAGAAGAGTGTCACGGTTCTCTGGGCCAGGTTCAAAGTGGTACTTGGAGCGATCCTTACTCTATTGACGCAAATGGGACAGATCGATATTACCCCACTTCTACCTGTAATGTCGGAGAAATGGCAAGGCATTGTTCAGTTCGCTTTCAACTGTATTCCTCTTGTGATTTCTATGTCCGGGATAGTTGAAGAGAAGGCGCGACGTGATACAGGTACACCTCTTGATATCGTAGCGCTGCCGGAGGCAGCCATAGCTGAGTCACCGCTACTACAAAAGATTGTTAAGGATGCAGAGAAAGTAAAGACTGTCTCTGCTCCAGTGGCCAAACTTGAGGCACAGATTGTTGAAGCCAAGATAAAAGAGGCAGCGTAATGGGCTGGCTCCTACAGCTTCTCGGAACGCCGATCATTGGAGCAATCCTTGGTCCGGTTATCAACGGCTTCTTGACAGCGCAAAAACAGAAGCTTGACGCGGCCGGATCGCACGAGGCCCGTGAAACCGAGATCGCTATAAAGGCTTTGGACGTTGACAAACGAGAGGCCGAGGTCAATGCCTCGGTTGTTATAGCTGAACAGGGCAACGTACTCACTCGAATGGTCCGGCCACTGTTCGCTATCCCATTCATTCTATTCACTTGGAAGGTGATAGTGTGGGATAAACTACTGGGTTGGGGCGTTACTGATGCGCTCGATCCAAAGATGTGGGGAGTGTTTATGGCTATAGTAATTGCCTATTTCGGTGGGCGATCGGCCGAGCGGGTGGCATCGACCGTGGCTAGTATCTTTGAAAAGCGGAGGTGACGTGTTGTGGTTACTCGCCTGCTTACGCTTGTGCTGACTGTGTTTTGGTCGTCTCCAGTGTTCGCACAGACCGTTACTCCTACGTTCGCACAGGCCGCCCAGACACCGTCGTTCGCACAGTCATCACCGCCATTTCTACCTGCACAATCTGCCAGTAATCTGGATCAAATACTCTCGCTTATTGCAGAGCGCGATAAGCAATACGCCCAACGGTTTGAGGCCCAGGAAAAGGCCCTTGCCTTTGCTGTCACGAACGTCAATCAAAAGTTCGAGGCGCTGGAAAAGGCCATTGCTATTCGATTTGAGCAACAGGAAAAGTCTACGACAGTCGCTCTCTCGGCGGCAGAAAAGGCCGTCCAGGCGGCTCTCGTCGCGGCCAAAGAGGCCGTTGCAAAGGCGGAGAGCGCAGCTGAAAAGCGGTTTGAGTCCGTGAACGAGTTTCGCAACACGTTGAAGGACCAGCAATTGCTGTTGCAAACACGAACCGAGGCTTCGTCGACAGCCAATGCACTAGACCGTCGTATTAGCGAAGTCGCGTCAAAGGTCAACGAGATTAGTAACAAGGCGGAAGGCGCAAGCAACCTGTGGGCCTATCTCGTAGGGGGCGGGGGCTTCTTTGTGGCTCTCGCGGCGCTGCTTTTCGCCGTAAGTAAACGACCAGCAGTTGTTAAGTAACTGAAAGGAGACTACCATGCCTCTAGGTATCGTATTCTGGGTTCTGTTCATCATCTGGTTACTGTTCTATGGAACATGGAGGTTCGGCGGCGGCGCTTGGCCGCACGGAGAGAATGCAAACGGGTTTCTCTTAGCTCTCCTAGTTTTCATTCTGGGGTGGCATTCCTTCGGCTTTATCATCCGAGGGTAGTTCCCCGGTTCGAAAAAATTCAAGTCGAACATACGTATCAAACACTAGAATAGATCGGGTCGATCCTCACCCGGATCTCTAACTCTATTCTATCGTCAGCTTTGACTGTAACATCGGTGTTCCAGGGCTGATGAACTCCGTTTATAATCAAGCGCCGATCGAGGTCCTTGGTCGGCTTCATATGAAATGTTGCCGTTTCCTGGAATCCGTTCTCGGATGAGCACTCTATCGCATACATCTTGTATTCTATATTCATCTAACCCTCCAGTCTGATCTGTCGTGTGGTCGGCTTATAGCCTTGGAAGTTGTTGTCGGTTACGACAATCTCGAACATTCTTGACTTTACCATGATCTCGATAATTTTCATGACTGCGTGTGCTGGGACCCGCTCGCGGAGAAAGTGAACCACGCGGTGCTCTGCAATAGGTTTCTTTTCTTTGGAATAGAGTGTCCATACGTAGTTCCAGGCCTCTTCCATCGCGGAGGAATCGCCCCCGCTGGTCATGGCCTTAAAGATGTCGGGCATGGAGGCCTCGGCCTCGATTAACCAGTTGAGGGCTTCGCTGTAATCCTCGATCGTTATAATCTTGTCGCTGCGTCGCGACAAGGACGCAACCATGCACAGCTTCAACAGATGACTTATTCGCCGAGCATTGTACGATCGGAGCTTTATATGTTCCGGCTCCGGGCGACAGCCACCTGAAATCCAGGCCTTGATCGCGGTCGCGGCCGGAGTAGTAAAAGCCAATCGACCAAACTCACTAGAAATGGTCTTAAGATCATGCAACAGATCAGTCTCCATTCGCTTCATAAAGCTAGACAGAGCCTCTTCTGCGAACGGATCTGGAACGACCTTATCGCCAGAATAGATAAGGATTGACCGCGAAATAAACCCTTGGTCCCAAGCGCCCGAGGGCATAACGTCGTGCAGATACGAAGGTGTGCACGCCCCCAAGAGATTGACCTGAGGGTTCTTGATTTTGATCTTCAGGTCGCGCCCGCGACGCTTTTGCTCGATTGTAAAACCGTCGTATATGTCGGTCAAGTTGTTCATCAAGGTCGTTTCCCATGCTGGCACCAATACTCCAAGCTCACGAGAGAGGATGGTCAAAGAGTTGAACTCTGCGAAAGGTATTTCGCCGCGAAGGATAACGCGCCGGACTGCTTCGTGTAGGGCGTCGATCAGTGACGCCGCGGTCATATCAGTCGGGCCGATCATTAGATCAGGGACCTCCCGAATGATCCGTTCCCCTGCGTTAATGGCTACACCCTTTCCGACTCCAGGTGGACCCACTAAAAACACGTAAAGATTTGGATAAAGGTCCGAACCCATACTCCGGACCCATATTTTTCGTTCCATTGCGGCAGCTACAAACGAGATTGCTGCCCACTTGCGCATAAGCGGCGGAGAAGGCAGAATCTCAGTGTATTCCAGGAACGATTCTATCCAGCTGCCGAGTCTACGGGCTCCTCCCACCACGGTCATCTGGATACTTCGCTAACCCGTTGGGATTGTCTTCTGTTTTATTTGCCCAGTTCCAGCCCACTTTAACATCGACCGGAACACAGAAGACTCGTCCCCCCTCCAGTTCGATTGGGACTCGCATTGCCTCGAGCACTTGAGGAATGATCTCATTCTCTTTCTCCTCGGGGTATTGAATTAACAAAGAGTCGTGCCCTTGCATTAACAGCTGAGCGACACCAAGGTTCCATGTCTTGACCATAGCGTGGTTCATCTCGTCCGCGGTCATAGACTGGCCTAAAAAGGCTACGGCCTGTTTAAGAGTATCGTTCTCGTCGCGCTTGCCAAAGAACCAGCGCTTACGCAAGAGTGGCGTAACGAGATGGCCAGTCTCTATTAACTGGGTTTTAACCCACTCGTGGAGCTTGGGGATTGCTGGGAAGGTTCTGAAATAGAGTTCTTGGAACTCTTTGATGACCCCTTGCTCGATTTTAGTTTGTCGAGACATTTCGAAGGCTGAGCCCATGTAATTAGTACCATGTCCGAGCATCTTGCACATATGCCGTAGACTATGGTGCCGATAGTATGGCTGTTCTGCGAGATCTCGATCGCCTTTGCGGTCCCCCGGCCAGGACAAACTGGGTCTCGACATCTTTGCAACTGTCGTGTGAAGGTCTCCCGACTCACACGCATTGAGATAAAGGTCATCCCTGTAGACATTCCAACACAAAGCTCCTATGTTGCGGCTGTCAGCCTGTTCGAGGTCGATATTGGCGAATTTCATACCAGGATCGGAGATAAATACTCGCCGAAGTCTTTCTTCAATATTCTGGAGATTTCCTCCAGATCCAAAATCGTTAAGGCTAGAAGAGAATCTGCCTGTTGTAGTGCCAGCAATGTTATAGCTCGTCCTGACTCGGCCGTCGGAGTCAACTTCTGTCTCAAGGACTGATATCTTTTTGCCGATGTCTCTAAGAGCGAGGATATGACTAATAATTGGGTAAGCGATAAAGTGAGATTGGAGTCGTTCGAGGGCTTCGCGATTAACTGTTCTGACAAGCGCACCTCGTTCGTTTCTCTTTCGGATTTCAGGCAATCTAATGACATCATATAGAAGAGTCGCGACCAGATTATTGGATCGCCAAGCTTTAGTTTTTCCAGAGTCTTTGAAGGCAGTATAACCTGCCCCTTCCCAAACGATATTTCGAAGTTGCTCTTCAAGTCTTTCAGTGTCGTTTCGATAGTCAACGATGGCTCTTTGACGTTCTCGTTCATCGATTAGGACTCCTCTCATGTTCATCTCAAGCACGGGCGCTTGAAGCGCCCGGCTGAGGTTGTAAGTGCCGCCAGTCAGATTATCCAACTGGGGCAGGGTGGCCTCGAGAACCTCCAACGTGACGCAGCAATCGAGGCCATTGTATATCCAGAGCTTCTCCGTCTCAGACTTTAACGTGTCCGGACGGAGAAGATCTGTACGGGTGGTTTTCACTTGGTATGCTCTACCTGAGACGCGAGAAGCGTCAGTTGTTTCGCGACGTTATCGTAGTAGTTGGCCAATGCCTGGGCCTCTTGAATAGCACTGGCCAGGGCCAAGTTGAGTTGGCCTTTGGCCGCAACCACTCCAGGGGACTGGCTACGGGTCCCTCTGACCTGTTCCACTGCCAGCTCTCTGTAGGGATATTGCTCTTCGGCCCGAGGTGTGTTTGTTACATAGTCTCTCTCGCTAGAAACATCGTTCATTTGGACTCTCCTATTTGATGTGTTCGTTGAAGTACTTACCTATCGAAGGCGCGCTGATGAAGTCTTTATAGAGTTCCTTACTTCCAGGATAGTCGTGGGTTGTTCCGTCTCTCCGAAACGTGACAGTGATAACCTCGTCTTTCCAAGCGATGTTGGAAATCGCCGAGCTTGAGACGTTGGTGGACTCGGGCTGTTCGCCCTCTTCGTCCGGGCTGAGAGCCCGCTTGACAGCGGCCGTGCCCGCGATACGGGCTATGCTGGGACCTATGGTCATTATTACCTCTCATTGTCTAATTCAGCGGAACGCTCATCATAGCCGCGCATAAGGGCATTTGCGAACCATGTTAGCATCTCACCTTCCGGTACACTACAGTCTGTGTGGATTTTGCAGAACGCCTCGGCCCAATCACGGGCGTCGAAGGATGGCAGCGGCCAGTCTGCGCGTTCCCTTAGTTCCAAGTCGGCATGGACAGCCTCGTAGTCCGCGTGATCACTGTTCATGATGATCGGATAGCCTTTCGTCGGCGGGTTCAGCCTGACCCAAGTCTGTCCGTCGATAACTCTCTGTTCACTCATTTAGTCCTCCTTCTTGATGGTTGTCTTGTGTTTCATTCTCACTGTGAGCTTCCACGCCGCCTCGTCTGTATAGACCGTACCCAGATAAGCGAGTCCTTTAGGGCTTTCTGGTTGGAGGGCATGGTGGAGTAACATGGTGTCGTGCAGGGCACTCCGTACTGGTATGCCATAACCACGCCACAGTCGATGTATATCGAAAAGCCCATTCTGGAACACTTTGGGAACGTCGGAGTCAAGAACATTTCTCACCCAGCTCCATGCTTCAATCTCGGCCTCGAGCGAGCCCCAATAGGAGGCATGGGGCTTGCGCAAGTCCTCGAAAGGGACAACTAGGGCCACATCCGTGGCCGGTGCAAAGCCAATGCAGGTTATCTGGTTGTCTCTGGTTTCGATGTCAACTGCCATCATCCGCGAGCGGCGGATGAACTTTTCCTCGAACCAAGCCAGTTCATGGAGAAGCGGCTCGGTGTAGACTACCCGTATGGGCCTTCGGACCTCTGGGAACTCCGCTTCTCGCTTGGCTTTTTGGAGGTCGAGGACGGTGACGTGTCGGGACTCATATCCTCCCTGGAGGATGTAACTAGGGTGGTAGGTTGGGAGGACCTTAAGTCCTGGGATAACTGGAGATTCAGAAACGGCACCCCGAAGCTTCGATACTCGACCGTCCCGAAGTAGAGCCCAGGAGGCAGTTCCCCCAAGAGCGACCGCAATGTTTGGCTTAACCGCTCTAAGTTCTGCGTAGAGTCGTTCGAGTTCTCCGAGATACTCATCTCGAATGTATTTACCACTTGATAGGGATGGTAGGACATGACGAACCTCTTTCTTGGTTGCACATAGATTGTCGATCTTGTTTGTAGGCTTTGGACGCAGGTTGAACACATTCGTCAAGAAACATTCGTGCCGGGCGATACCAGCGTCTTTAAGCATCGAGTTCAGCTGCCATCCCGCCGGGCCTACAAAGGGCATACGCTCACGTTCTTCGTGCTCGCCCCAGGCCTCGCCGACGAGGGCGATCTTTATGGCCATTTAGGTAGACTCTCAATGAACCGCTTCATACTTGCGGTGGTTATACGAGACTGTTTAGGTCCAGTCTTAACAAGATGGAGCTTGCCCTCACGGACTAACTCATAGAGTTTGGTGTGTCTAATACTGAGTTTGGCACATGCCTTTGCGGTTGACATAAGTGCTGGTTCAAGTTCCTGTTCGATCTTGCGCATGATTGATCAACTCCTCTGCTTTTCTTAGGCTGCGGAATTTGGTGAGGGCTTCTCGGGCTCGGTCGGCAAACTCCATCTTAAGTTCGAGCCCCAGGACATGCTTAGCACCGAGGCTTTCTGCCGCTCGCAACGCACTTCCAGAACCACAGGTGGGGTCAAGCATAACTGTATTCGAGTCAACCAGCATCGAGAAGAAATGCCGCAGCATAGGTTCCGGTTTTTCAGACATGTGGCGTTCTCTAACTGTTGGAGCCGCATAAGCATTTGCAACAGCTCGGACAATCTTTCGATCTCCTCTAGCTCCAATAAAACAGGTCTCGTACACTTGACGCGGACCGCGCTCGGGGTCAGGGATAATTCCAGCGCCATCTGATTTCATCCATATGAGAGGTTGAGGGTTGATGTCCCAGCCCATCTTCTCAAGGGCTCGGGCGGTCGGTTCGTAGAGTCGATTGTCACCTTTCCGCATGGCAAACCAGAACATTAAGTGTGCCGATGGAGTGCAAATCTTCTTCGTTGCCGTGTGGAGCGCTTCGATGAGCGCTTCCCACGTTTCTTTTGTATCTTCGTAGCCTCCATGCGCTGTTGCACCACCTTGGTTAAAGGTGTCAGCACCGACTCCGTAGGGGAAATCACAGTGTATAAAGTTAAATCGGGGCGCAATATGACCGTGTACCCATTGCTTAAAGTCCACATTAAGGACGGAGTCTGGAGGCGCGGCCTCCTCGTTCCCTTCTCGGACACCGATCGTCTCCTTCATTTTGCTGAGGGCCTGCTCGTCCTGACGTTCTCGGGCGCGCCTTACGATACCCTCGGCGGTTGAGAACTTGGGGGCCTCGGTAACCATTTTGTTGCCCTTGGCAAGCTCCTCGGCGACGTAGAGCATGTCGCGAGTTTGCCGCTCTGATAGACCAATGGCAGTGCCGGTATCGGCAGCTATCCACTCGAATTCTTGGCCCTGCCGTAGAAGATGATACTCTCGAACGGCTCGACATTGGTCCTGCCAAGTGATGTCCTTCCGCTTGATGTTCTCTTCGAGTTCTATTGCCTGGAGTCGTTCAGGCTCGACCTCATCGACATACTGCGCGGCAATCGAGGTCCACCCAAGGCGCTGACAAGCGCTGAGTCGTCGTTCGCCCGCAACGAGTTCGTGCTTTCGTGTTATAACGATCGGGTGAATGAGGCCGAGCCGGCTGATTGACTCGGCCAGTTCAGAGATCGCAACGAGATCACGCCGCTGTCGGTTCTCTCGATCAACGAGGATCGAGGATACTAAGACATGGTGGAAGCTGCCAGAGGTCATTTCAGGGCGTCCGTGCGAGACTATGAAAGCGTATACGGTGCTCATCTGAACAGAATTCAGCGTCTACCCGACGACCAGTTCCTGGTCCCGCTTCGAACCACTCATTACAGTGACGGCATTGCTTACCTTTGATTCCACCGTAAATCCGCACTTCCCTCGGTGCAGTTAACGGTATGGTTGGCGGGGATTCCCCGTGAGCCATATGATTATCTGTCCATTCCCCACACCAGTCCTGATCTACATTTACAAGAGGGAAATGCGTCGTAGGGTGTGGCGGTCGCCTTCGACAAAGACCTCTGAACGGCGCAACAGGTCCATATAGCTCGACGTAGATGCATTCTCTACAGCGTTTAACCATTTCACTCTCCTTGGGTTGTGGCCGGGAGGAAGGTCTCACACACCCTCCCGGCCCTCTAACCATGTAGTCCAGGGAGTCCAAACCTAGACCTTCATGGTCGAGTCGATCCGATGAAATACACGCTTGCCGTCTTGTGAAATCTCATGTCGGAGCTTCACAAGGACCTGTTTGCCGGGAGCCTCGGCCTCGAGTTCCCTAACGCCCTTCTCGCCCCCGTCATCAGAGATACCGAGGTGATCGACGAGGAACTCTTTATAACGATAGAGCGACTCCTCGGTCAGGTAGAAGGCAGCGCCTGCGCCCTGACCAGTGATGAGCTTACCAACCACCTGGGCTTCAGCCGCCTGTCCAGCATCTACATCCCCCATAGGGGCCATGATCTTGAACTTGTACGTGCGGCACGGAGTCTTTTTCTGTGAGGACTCTTCGGGCGTCGGCGGACCGTCCACCAGACAGTGATAGGTGCCAACTGGATAGGGCTGGGGCGGTTTGATTTCGGATGACTTACGGTTCAAGAGTTCTTCGAAGTTAGCCATGACTATTTCTCCTCCGTGAGACTGTTGATGCTGTCCTCGATCGATGAGATTTCTCCACTGATATTCTCAAGATCGTTTATTCGCTCTTGCAGAGCCTCGCCAGCGGCAGACTCTTGCCATTTCTCGGACTTTTCTTCTAAAATCTCTTGTTGTTTATTTTGATGATCTTCGATCATCGATCGAGCCTCGGCGAGCAGAGCGTTCGCTCTCACAAGTGCTTTGTCCATGTCTGGACTCCTTTATGACCGCAAAGTTGTGAAGAACGTTGCCAATCCGGTCTCAATTGGCAGCGTTGGAAGCATCTTGAAACTGACTGGATTGGCCAAGTCGATCATGGCCGTCGCCGCGGTCTGAATTTGTCGCTTTCCTCCCGGACCGGTCTGGGTGAGTGCAACTGAATTGAAATACCTGGGTATCTCTGGCGAGAGCGCTGCACCCACCGCTGTAGGATAACCCTTCTTTGTGCCGTCTGGGTTATCAACGTAGCGTACATGACTGATAACAATAACATTCGTTCTAAAGCTTTCGGAGGTGAGGAGCGCCAAGACACCACTAATCGCGTCCTGGGCGTCTTTATAGACAGCTCGTACATCATATTTTCCGTCCTTCGATTTTGGGACGAGCGGCTCCCGAAAGTTCCAAGCTGCGTCGGACATAAATGTCAACGAGTCGATCACTACGATAACCTCGGGTCCCCATTCAGCGGGGACCCCCAGGTCTACGTTGCCATATTTCCAGCGATCGAGCATCTTGAGGCCTTCGATAAAGGCCGTCGCGGTGCCAGAAACAACTGGACCCATAGGAGTCGCAGTGTACTTGTCGCGAAGTGTGCGGAACTCGACGTTATCGAGTTTCTTTGGGTCTGCGTTGCGGACCATTGCTGCGAGGGCATCAAGCCCGTTGTCGAAATCAAGAACTCTCAGTTTGTACCCCGCCAGAACCAAGCTCGCTAGGGCCCCCGTTTTGCCGCTCTTCGAGTCCCCCATTAGTAGGAGTTTCGTGAACTCGCTCGATTGGTGGCTGCTTAAGCTTGTCATTAAAAGCCCCTTCCACTTGCATAACTACTTGAAGAACGATTGAGTTGATTCGCTCGATCCCTGGAGGAAGATTGGTCACAAGCGACACGCCCTCACCCAAGGCAACACTCAATTTGCGGCCGTCTAAGTGGGCCGCATCCTCTGGTAACTCAAACTGGATCGTTAGGGTGCTCATACTGGACCTCTAGGGATCAGTGGGTTCCATTCTCTTACGCTATAGTTCGACTCGATGAACTTCTCTCGAATGACGTTGCTCTTTGTACAGACTGGCACGAATGGACAGCCCCCATATTTATGACAGGACTTATCGTTCATCGGCCAGTATTTTTTATCAGCGAACCGCTGGGCCGACTCGGCCCACAGGCTAAAGTCTTTTAACCACTCGTCGATCTGATCGTTCGTTCGAGAGGCAAAGCTGCGTCCGAAGCGACTAAAGCCGACGGCGATCTGAGCAGCGTCAACAATGACGCCCTTTACAGGCGTCTTGAAGGCTATCTGCGCCGCGACCGTGTAGAGAGACATCTGGTTATCTGGATCGTACTGATCGTAGTAATAGCTCGACAGGGTTTGCGTTGTGGTCTTTCGATCCATCACGAAGTCTTGTTCCTGGAACGTCACCACGCGGTCAAGGTAACCGCAAAGCATGTAAGGAGTTTGAAGGTCGATGCCGAATCCGGTCTCGAACTTGAAGTTCAACTCGACCATCGGGATACCGTCGGGCGCAGCCTTTGTTTTGGCTGGATCGTCCTTGTACTTGTCCAGATACCAGACGATTGTTCTTATCAGGTTCTCACGGCACTTGAGCGAGGTCTTATCCTCGGCTGGGAGGTCTTTGGACGCGCGCCATGGAGCACCATTGCGCCAGGTACGTTGAAGAGTTAACTCTACCGTTCGACAAACGGACTCCTCGTGATCGACTCCAACGAAGCGGAGCCGGTCGAACGTCTCAAGAGCTTCGTGATACAGAATACCGAACTCAAGATGGACCGACTCACCTTTGCTGGTGAGGCCCCGAACCATGTGATAGTAGTATTTTCGGGGGCACTCTTTAAGCCAACCGAGGCTGGTCGAGTCCCACGCCCATTGAACAGCGGTGCCGGAGACGAACGGACTGAGGGGTGCTTCTGTCATAGTATCCAACCTGATTTGACGACCACCCAATAGACAGCGACACAGAGCCACGCAAGTGCTATCCAAAGGATGAAAGCAAACACGTATATCCACCAGGGCGGACGATATACTGATTTGTTCCTCATAGGCCCAAATCCTTCAAAAGGTCTTCGGAGGTCTTTTTGGTCTTGCTGGTCTTTCGCTCGGCCACCGGGGCGCGAAGCCCAAGCTCGAACGCTGCACGGGCCTCGCGCATCCGCTTGACGATGGCCTCGATGTCCTGTTTAGACATCTGAAGCGGGTCTTTCTCGAATAGCTGGGCGAGTTCACTGCTCACTTTGCTTCTCCTCCAGTGGGACGTTAAGGTCTCCAACCAGCCCCATTTTCTGTTCGGCCTCGTTCTGTATCTTTTTGATGTGAAAGTCAACCAAGTCCCTAATAACCTTTGCGGCGCCGATACGAGTTCCATGAATTTGCTGGAGCTTCTCGTAGTCGCCAGCGTAAAGGTTAAGGGTGTGTTTGGTAATCGCTCGATCTTCACGGCGCCGCATTGTCTGGTTCCTTTTTAACGAGCCAGAGCCGCCCCGGATCGAACGGAGACTGGCAGAGTGCGATCTTCTTAAGATCAACATCTTTAACCTCGGCCCGAAGATTGTAGAGTTTGTTTCGGACCGCCTCGAAATCCGGCAAGCATTCAATCTCGATCCCGTAAGGGCTCGCGAGGGCTGCGTACCAGAGATTAAGAAGGGAGTCTTTAGTTTGCTTCATTATGGCCTCGTTTCTCGTGGGTCAGATCGCGGCCTTGCGGCTCGCCTGTGCCTGACATCTCCGGGGCAGCCGGTGACTTCGCCTTAGTCGACCACGAGAACTCAGGGTTTACTGCGCCGCTGGCGCTGCGTCGAGGATTTCGCCAACCGCGGTCAGTGCAGCCGCCCCGGCGGCCTTCTCGGCCTCGACCTGTTTCCGGGCGGTCTGAACGATCGAGCCGTCATCGCCCTGGGTGTCAAGCAGCTGCTTCGCCGCCTGGCTCACGCGCGAAGCGGGCCATGCGTCCGAGTCCAGTCCCTTGGACTTGATCGCGCTGCGAACCAGCTCCCGAGCAATGTTCATCGCCAGAGTCATAACCGGATCGCCGCGGTAGCCTCCACCACCAGTGCGAACACCGAACTGGTAATCATTGGCATAGTCGTCGAGTTGCTGCTGGAGCACCTCTACCGTAATATTGGCCTCCAGACCATCGCGGACCTTCGCAGCGAAGTTGTTGCGAAGGTTCTCATGGAAAGTCTGGTTCAGCGCCGCGGCCTCGTTGGGCTTGAGGGTGTCGCCCTCCTTGTAACGAAGCGGAACGCGGAAAGTCTGCCCTTGAATTGTGATCTGGTCGTATTCAGCCATTATGGCCTCCTTTGGGATTAAGGTGGAAAAACAACGGCGCGTCGGCCGTATGTACGTATCGTTTCACATTTTTTGACAGGTGTCAATACGTATTTTCAAGATTTGCATCGAGAAAACACGTTTATTTGTCATCAGGCCATCCAATTGAGGAATCCCTGTATGGCTAGATGCCCGAGGTAGATGACGGCAACGACTAAAAACAGAATGCCGCCAAATTCTCCGATGCTCATGCTAGTTCCTCTATCACCATGTTATCTGCGCTGCGTTTTTCGATGAAGATAACAGTATCATCAGGGTCCCCTTTAGGAGGAATCCTCAGAACGAGCCTGTCCCAGGCCGACCGCATGAACATAGGGTGATCGGACTGGTAAGTGATGGAGTTCTCTTTTCTGTCCATCTTTCGTAGATAGTTCATTCGCGACCGTGTGACGATCGCCTCCGAGCGAGTCTTACAGACGATTCGAATGCCCCTAGGCGACTCGATGGCCCGCTCGAAGACCGACCGAAGATCGTCGAAGGCAAGGGGCGATTTATTAAAGCCGGGCACTGGTTAATCCTCCTTGATTACTGTCCGAAACTCTGCTCGTCGATTCTCTGTTTGTAGGGCTCGCTCTGCGTCAGGTGCTGGCGATACGTAGGAGTCGCAGGCGCCGTATATTTCCCGCCACTCGCCATAAGCATGGGCGGTCTCAAGATTATGGCAGCGCTTGCAGCGGAATCCATGGGCCATCACTCCAATTCTCCAATCAGTCCATCCAGTCGGATAAAGTACAGTTCGCACTTCGCCCGCGTCTCGATCACGTATCGGACGTTGAGTTCTTGCTCATAGGCTTCACCCTCTTTCGCGAACGGAGAGGGGACTCGGTGGGGGTCCAAGTGATAGACAGTGTCCCACTCGAGCCCTTTAGATTTATGTCCTGAGAGCAGTTGAACGGGGCCTTTTGCTGCAAAGATATGCTCAGCAAATCCAATTGCTGCACCCAGGGTTGGCCCGAAACCGGCAAATACTCGCAGACATTCAGCTTTATCTGTAGCACTGGCGGCATTGCGAGTTTTGCGAAGTTTTTCAGCCTCCCACTGGTCGATCCTGGTAAAGACATCTTTCTGCTCCATGTTGGTGTCACCGAACTTTTTGAGAGCCTTGATTAGCTGCGGACCCAGATCAGTCCCAACAAGATTAACACCACGGCCAGCACGGAGTAGCGCCAGGGCGCAGCTAAGAAGAGGAGCATTGTTACGGCATATAATAGCGCTATTGTCGGGGATGTCACTGGGTGTCCACTCCTCTAAAGTTGTCACCGTGCCCTCAACGGCCCAGTCAGGCCACTTCATGTGATCGACGCGGCGCCAAGCATTGCGTACTATAGAACGTGCGCACCTGAACGAAATACTCAGTGTCATCTCGTGCATTGCGAAGCGGCTCTTAAGTAGGGCCATAGAGCCCGTGGCCGCGCCGCGGAAACCATAGATTGACTGCCAGGGGTCGCCCACTGCGATGAGCCGCGTCCGCGGGCCGATGAGCTTGGCCACCATCGCGTGGTTGAGGGGCGATAGGTCCTGCACCTCGTCGAGCATGACCCGGTTGAACTGCGGGAACGCGCCACCAAACAGGGTGCTCATATAGATCTGATCATCGAAATCGATCAGCCCGGCGTAGGCCTGACGAATGCCCTCGGCTAGACAGCGATTGACTATCTCTATAAACCAGTCGTCGGGTTCCTCTTCGAGCCCACCAAAGAACTCATCCTGGGTCGTAAGTGACCGGCCGCCGGGCGTTCCAGCTGGCACATAGCCCTGAGTCTTGGCGGCCCCGATCGCCTTGGTCAGATCTCCAAAGATATCATAGGCGGCCATTCTATCCCCTCGCGAGGACATTTTGTCGATCGCGTCTTTGACGAGATTATAGTTCTTCCTGGTGTCGAGGGTCAACCGCTTGCCAACCGCCGCGCCCCAAACTCGATGACCGATGCTGTTCATAGTCGCGGCCTTAACGTGGCCCGGCAGAACCTTGGCCATCTCGTCCGCGATGCGCTTGTTGAACGCCAACGACAGGGTTGGTTCGAGGGACATATACTTACAGAGGAACCTTAGTGTTGAGGTCTTGGCCGCGCCCGCAAGGGCGTTGATCAGAATGTTTGCGCTCGAAGAGAGCGCAAAGTTGATGATGTCGGCCTGTTCCTGTGTGGCCGTATGCTGGTCGAGAGTATATACAGGAGCGCGAGCCGCCCCCTCTGTTTCAGCTATCATGCTCATTTGGACTCCTTTACGGCTTGTAGAGCGGCCTCGAGATCGGCCGCGCTGAACGTGAACGTGGTAGGGACAGTTTTTGCCACGGCCTTGTGGAGGGGCGTTCGAGTACTTGATCGAAAGGCCCTATCGTTGGCTGCATTGAAGCCGTGTTGAACCGCGTCCCTAAGTTTGAAGCCAAAGTCAATCATCTTAGTGGCGATGCCGAGGAACTCCTCGGGGCGCTGCTCATGAGAGGTGGCGTTCATCCACCGTCTAGCGAAGATGAACGCCATCTGCATCTTCTCATATTCCTCGGGGCTTAACGGTGCCCCGAGGGTGGTTGTCTGTTCGGTCATGTTTCAATCCCTGTAGTCGTCGGGCTTGGGCAGCACCGGACAAAGAACGTTACCGAGACCTTTAGAGATGCTTTTCTCAAACTTTGCCCACGCGTCCGTAACGGCAGTTGCAAAGTCTTCGTTTTTCACTTCGACAGAAACCTCGATGCCATTGCCTTTATAGGTAAAGTGGACACCCCAGGTGTTGCCTAAATAATAGCCACCGCGCTCGATCCCGACTGTGACATCTTCGAGGGTGGCGAGACGATTGAGAATTTCGATAGTCTTCATATGGACTCTCCTTCGGAGGGAAGTTTGCGGAACTCGATTTTGAGCTTGTATCGGTACCTACTGATCGCAAGATTGAGGGTTTCCAACATGCCCTCAGATACCCCTCTATCTACATAAACAGCGACAACGGCAGCACAGTTTGACGTTGCGGCTGCAGCAAGCCAGGCCTTTTCACATTCGAAGCCTATAGTACGTTCGCTCTCGGTGCTATCGTCAAGAAGCTGCGGATAGAGAAGATGCGAAGCGAAAGGGGCTTCGCCGCGCGACAACGAGTCTTTCATACAGGCTTTCGCGTAGTCTGTGTTGATGTATGTATGGCCCCTGTAGGGAGAGAGAATGAGGGTTGGCGGGCGATCTACTGAGTTATGGGTCATCGAAGGGTCCTCCCTGCAGCTATCCACCGAAGAAATTTCAGATCCTCTCCGTTTTTGGGGTCGTGGTGGGTCCTGGTGCAACGCTCGATAGGCCAGCGTTCCGCACGAAGGGCGATATGGACTCGAAGCTCTTTAGAGTTTTCGAAGAGCATTCCACAAGTACATTTCAACTTGGACACTTTATCCTCCTAGCCACTCGATGAAAGCTATAATTGGTATCCACGAGGCGACCCATAGAATGATCGCCACGAACATTGGCCCGAGCCCGCCTATACATCCATACTGTCCCCAACGGACCCTCTGTACCGCAACGGCAATCAAGCTGCCAGATGCGATGGAGAGGATTATGAACAGGGCGGTTTTCATCCCTGTTCGATTCTTTCCCTGGCCGATTCTAAATGATCTGCGAGCATTTCACCGGCCTCCTGGTTAGTTATGCGGCTCTCTGAAAGAAGCAATGCTGCCAGTTCTATTATTATAATACTCATATTAGCATAAATAGAGGCTCTTGGGATGCCAGAGATGCAATTTAAGCTGTCGAAATTCTGCAGCACCCGAACTAGATCCTCTTTTAGCTTCCTCTCGAGATCGATCTCGATTTGACTGCGCTCTGGTTGCATTTCAACCTCCCAGCCTGTGAGCCGATCCCCAATTGGACGCTGTGTGAAAGCGATCCCCGACTGAGTTCCAATCGGGGCAGTTGCCACCAATGTAGATGCGGCCGGTCCCAAAGTTGAAGGCCGACTTCGCCCCGTAGACAGCAAGAGCCAGGAACTGCTCCCAATCGTGCGGGACCCTTCCCCTAAAGCGATTGTCCCGGAAAACTGGACGGTGGATACCACCTCCGACCTGTCCATTGAATGACGTTACACAGCCGTTCTCGATCGTGTTGCCGACGAACAGCATGTCCTCATTGTCGCCCTCGACCTCGACCGCTGGTTGGTTCGTGCCGCCAACGATCCAGTTATTGGTGACTTTTAAGCCACTTATTCCCTTGCCCGCGCTCGGTACGAAAAGGCCTCGACGGCCGATTTGATCTATGACGTTGTTGGTTACATATATCTCAAGCCCGCCCTCGATTACAAGCCCGTCCCCATGCGGCGTCAAGATACCGTTATCGTTGATAATGGTCCCCTCGTTCTGCTGTCGGTTGGCGGGCTTGCCAATAAAGATACCTTGCCCACCATTCACATCGTTCCCCTGGAGGATCGAGTTTGTCCCGTTGTACTTGCACTCGATCGCCCACACAGGCAAATGGATCAGAAACTCGTTGTCAAGGATTTGGAGGTTCCACGCCCCCTCGTTGACGATGTTCGAGGCGTTGAGACTGACCAGCTTCATGTCGCGGACGGAGTTCTGATGGAAACCATCGTTCTCGCAGGAGAACGTCACGCCACGAACCACCTGGTTCTGGCCATCGAGCGTGAAGCCAGAGACCTTGCATCCCGAACCCTCGAAACGAAAGAGCGAGGCCTCACGCTCGCCATCGTCGAACTGTGGAAATCCAAGAGCCGCGGTGATTGTCGCGCGACGACTCATGCCAAACAAGTGGACACCACTGTAATAGTTGACGAACGGCGGGACGATGATCGGCTGGTCGATCTCGAACCGCTCATCCGGGATAAACATGCTGCCGCCATAGCGCGAACGCAGATAGGCGATGGCTTCGATGATGGCCTGTCGGTTCCCAGCCGGTGTATTGTCCGGCCGCGCGTTGAACGGCTCATCAGTGATTGATGGGCACTTCATCGGATTTCCTCCTTCTGGGCCGCAGGATGCTTGGTGACGATCTCGAGGCGGCGAATGGCCATCGAGACATAGGCCATGGCCTTGGCGTCCGCTGGCCACACCGAGCGGAGCATGGCCAGCGCGTCGTGGTCGGCCTGGAAGCCGTCGATGAGGATTGTTGCCATCACTTGGACTCCACATAAATATCTTTGCGGTTGCGGTTGGCCCGGCGCTCGTCAGCGCGCCGTAGGATGGCCCGATTGATGAAGTGGATTTTTTTGAACTCGTCGACGGCGGCTGGGCAGAGGCCGTGGCGTTGGGTCAACTCGATTACCTCGTTGATGTAAATGAGTTGTTTGCGGACGTTGAGTAACGTGAAAGGGCGAGACATCAGGTTGGACTCCTTTTGGTTTTAGCGAGAAGAACTGTTCAACGCGGTCGAAACGCTCAACCCAAGCAGTTCCAAGAGCCTGGAAACGTCGGGGTCTGGCTCAAAATAGCCTCGCAACTGCTGCTCAAGCACAAACTGCGCATACGCCGCAGTCACCGCCGAGGCCAAGTCGACGGGGATTCCAAGAGGGTCGACCTGTCGTCCGTCATTTAGGACCATATTCGCACCTTTTGTCAAGTGGGGCGGGGCGAGGGTTCGCCCCTGGCCGCAACGAGCATTGTGGCATCCCATTGTGGCATGAATGTGGCCGCAACGCGGCCGTTTCGCGATTTGTTGGGCCGGTGCGCCTCTGGCGCCTTGGTTGGAATGTTGGGGTATCTAGATGAGTGCGCTATGTGCGTCTACGCACAATGTCTGAGTAGGTCTATGTGGTCCTTGGTGGCCCGTTCGAACGTGTGTCGGACGGACCATATAGCCATACCTTTCTAGGGTCAAGCTCCCCCTCTCCCTCTTCTATATCAAGTATATATATAGGGTAAGAAAGAGAGAAGGGGAGTGAATGGTATGGGTGATGGGGAAACCCCGCGAGCCATATCGTCACGGACACGGATGGGTCAACCACCAAGAGCCATGAAGGCCCACTAAGACGTTAAACGTAGGGCAATCAAGGGCCCCCTCCAAGACGGTCGGCGTTCCGACTAAGACAACAACGAAAAAGGGGACCTCTCGGTCCCCCTCTCTCACTTGCCCAAAAAACCCTGGGCGATTTCGGCCCGCTCCCGTTCCGACAACGGCCAACGGTGCTGACGGGCAAAGAACGTCTCGGCACCCGTGCGAGCCAACCGACGCGGATCGGGGCGGGGAGCGGGCGGACATTTGGTGACCGTCCCACCGCGCGCGAGGAACTCAGCAACCAACGGATCGAGATCGAGTTTAGACATTGGACTCTCCAAAAGAAAGTGGGGCGGCATTCGCGCCGCCCCCGTTGAGGTTCACGCCGCTTTCTTCCGCGGGGACTCGAGTTCAGCGATTCGGGCCATCGCGGCGGCCATCTGCGCCGCCAAGTTGGCGTTGGCGGCCTCGGCCGCGGCCAATTTGCGAACGGTCTCGGCGTTCACGTCGACCTTCGGAGTGCCCGGAAGGCCGAGGCCCGTGACGATCGCGGCGTGCCGCTCTCTGACGTGTTCGAGCACTTTTTGTGCCCAGGCCTCAGTGCCCGCCGCGCCCGTTGGGAACGAGTCCCGCTTGTCGCCCGCATGGGCGTCAGCGGCCCACTGCTTCCACCCGTAGTTGGCGAGGAAACGGCGGGAGGCGATCGGCAAGGCGTCGAAATCCTCGAATCCCATATCCTGCTCGATCTTCTTCACGCGAGCGAACACGCGCCCGACGGTCTCGACGGCGGTCTCGGTGGTTTCGGTTGTCATCTCTTGGACTCCGGTTTGGGGCGGGGCCAATCCCCGCCCACAACTCCACCATGACACGTCCCACGCTCGATGACCATACCCATTAGTGCATGATACGTATGTATGTATCGCATACCTCTTGGCATGGTTATTGTAGGTTGTGTTTGGTATGCGTACCCAGCATGGCACATGTTGCGTTCTCTGGCCCGGAAACGAAAGAAAAGATCGGGGCGGGGGCTAAAAAAGAAATAAAATTGCTTGACTGCATCACCCCCACTAGATTTTTTCCAGTTGAACAGCCATATCGTTCACTCGCATTTCCCGAGCGATCTAGCCACCCCATTCGGCTTTTTTCGCGGTTTACCGCGAAAAAGAGCTTGACGCGGGCGCAGAATGCGCCCAAGCTGGTTCGCGAAAGGGCGAACTATGTCTCGCGACGACGCGGAAACTACCAATCTCATAGACGAGATTCTTCTCGAGGAGCCCACGCTCCCCCGTATCAGTGGCGGCACGGTCAAAGCCACCGTGGGCACTCACGTGCGCGACTTGACCCAGGCCGACATGGCCGCGCTCGACGGCCATCGTGGTACCCAGCCCCGATCGATCCAGCGCATTCGATCGTCCCATCACGCCCTGGCAAGGTGTCTTGCCTCGGGGATGAATAACAATCAGGCCTCCCTCGTAACGGGTTACGGCTATCAACGGGTCTGGACACTTCAACAGGACCCGACGTTCATCGCTCTCGTCGAGGAATATCGGGCCGAGGCGAAGGAAATTTTCGCCGACCTGAACGAGCGCATGACCAACGTCTCGTTGGACGCGATCGAGGAACTTCAAGAACGGCTCGACGCGAGCCCAGAAGGTTTCTCTATCAGTATGCTCTTGGACGTTGTCAAGACGTTCGCGGATCGAACCGGGCACGGGCCGGGCCAAGAGGTGAAACTTTCAGTTTCTTCTTCCATGATCGACCGGCCTCCTAAGGAGAGTTATGAAGAATGGCAAAAAAGGCGGACGCGGGAACTCGAACCGACAGAAGACATCGATAGCTTGGAGTCCCCAACCGGGCCCCCAAACTGAGGCTATAACGGCCGATTGGTGTCAAGAGCTGTTCTACGGTGGAGCCGCGGGCGGAGGAAAGAGCGATTTCCTTCTGGGCGATTTTTTGCAGGACGTGCCGACCTACGCTGCGGCGTGGCAAGGGGTGCTCTTTCGGAGAACCTATAATGAACTCGAAGAGCTTCTGCGGCGCTCTCGTGACATTTTCCCGTCGACGGATGCCGTGTGGCACGAGCAGGCAAAGACGTGGACCTGGCCCAATGGCGCGACGCTTAAGATGCGATATATGGAGAGGGACGCGGATGCCACGCGCTACCAAGGGCACCAGTACTCCTGGATCGGCTGGGACGAACTCACTCAATGGCCCTCCGACTACGGATATCGCTACCTTCGAGCCCGACTACGATCGGCCCACGATGTCCCAACAAAGCGAATCCGTGCGGCTGCGAATCCTGGTGGCGTTGGGCACGTTTGGGTTAAAGCGTACTTTGTGGACCCGGCTCCTCGGGGCCTGGTGCCACTTACTGATCCGGTTACTGGCCTTCAGCGTATGTTTGTACCAGCGCGCCTCCGAGACAACCTCATCCTCCTCAATGCCGACCCAAAGTACGCCGACAGGCTAAGAGGCCTGTCCTCGGCCACTATGGTTCGAGCGTGGCTCGATGGAGACTGGACCGTTGTCGAGGGGGCGTTCTTTGACTGTTGGTCCTATCAAAAACACGTCGTAGAGCCCTTTACGATTCCTACGGGATGGACTCGCTTCAGGTCAATGGACTGGGGATCGGCCCGGCCGTTCTCAGTTGGATGGTGGGCAATAGTCCAAGACGATCACAAATTACCTGAGATCAAAGCGGGCCTCTTGGCCTCCCCCGCTCGGGTCCTGCCCCGTGGCGCCCTGGTGCGTTATCGCGAGTGGTACGGAGCGGCTGGAGTCAATCAAGGCCTCAAGCTCGATGCCAGCCAAGTCGCCGAAGGGATCGTCGACCGCGAAAAACAGGACAAGTTGCGCTATGGCGTGCTTGATCCAGCCTGTTTCCGAGAGGACGGAGGCCCTTCGATCGCTGAGCGAATTAACGCCGTCCTGGTCGGGGCGCACTTGCGCCCGTTCCATGCCGCTGACAACGCCCGAGTCCCCCAACGCGGGTCGATGGGTGGCTGGGATCAGATGCGCGCCCGGCTCGTTGGCCAGGACGGCGTACCCATGATCTACACGTTCTCAACGTGCGATGCCTCGTTGAGGACGATTCCAGCGCTTGCCCACGATCAGACCAAGCCCGAGGACGTCGATACCGAGGGCGAGGATCACGCGGGCGATGAGTGGCGCTATGCGTGTATGTCGAGGCCTTTTATTGCGATTCCCGAGAACACTAAGAAAAGCATCCCAAGTGGCTACGTTACACAAACCTCGCCGAACGCGGGCGACTGGGTGAGTTACTAGCATGTGGAACGAGTTCATGCAGATGAGTTCCCCGGCAGCCTTCGTGTTGGCGGTCTTTGTCGCCGCACCTTGCAGCGCGGCTGCTATCATTCTCAGTACGTGGTCGGTTAATCGCACGACGCGGCGCAGACAGGAGCTTGAGCACCTGATCAACCTGCGCAAGACCGCAGATGGTGCGAAGATGATCGAGGAAAAGCGGCGCAGGGATGAAGATTAAATGACCCAACCATCACTCCGCGGCCGAGTTGTAATTAAGTTTCCAGCGAACGTTGTCGCTGGGCATGCCATCGAAATCACTAAGGTCGGTCAGACCTATACCTTCGCGGTGGACGAGGCGGCACTAACTGCAGGTGCCGGTGGTATTCCTGAGGCCCCAATCGACGGTAATCAGTACGGGCGCGAGGACGGCACCTGGACTTTGATCACTGGTGGCGGGGGAGGGGGCGTTGAGGGCACAAATCCACTCCTTATCGATAAGGACCTGTCCGGCGAAGACGCGACGATTATAGGCACTCTCGCGGGCGTGAATCGGTGGCGAGTCGTTCTAGGTGACGTTTCTCCGGAGAGCACCGGAGAACAGGGCTCCGATTTTCGTATCGACAGCTATAACGACGATGGCACCTTTCGCAATATCCCTATCCACATCGACCGCGACACCAGCGAGGTCACGATCACTGCGGGCCCAGCCCCACATCACGCAATTTTATCCCTCAATAAGCTCCTTACCGGCCAGGCCTCGGCTCTTCAGGGTCGAACCAGTGGCTCTCTTCGATGGCAGCTATCGCTAGGCGATGGCGTTGTTGAGAGCGGTGCTAACGCGGGCTCAGATTTCCGCCTTAATCGCTACGATGATGTAGGTACGTTCATCGACGCCCCGTTGCTTATCTCTCGCAGCACGGGTCGAGTGCTTATAAGTGGAACTCCAGCTCCCAATACACCAATCTTGGCGATCAATAAGCTCGCTTCGGGCGTCGCGTCCTCGATCCAGGGTATGACCTCGGGCATTGTTCGATGGCAGATGGCACTCGGTGACGGGACGGTCGAAAGCGGGACTGTTACGGGCTCGGATTTCAGGCTTCAGCGGTACAACAATGCTGGAGCCCTTATCGATGTGCCACTCTGGATCAAGCGCGACACCGGCCAGGTGACGTTAACTGGCACTCCAGCACCCAATACGCCGATTCTTGCTATCAACAAGACCGTTGGTGGCGTCGCGTCCTCCATTCAGGGCCAAACAGCGACCAGCGTGCGTTGGCAAATGGCGCTTGGTGACGGAACGGCCGAGAGCGGTGCTAATGCCGGCTCGGATTTCCGGTTACAGCGCTATAACGACGCTGGTGCGCTGATCGATGTGCCTGTTTGGATCAAACGTGCTACGGGTGTGGTGACTCTAACTGGGTCACCGCCCAGTCAGACGCCTATTTTGGCTATAAACAAGACCGCCTCCGGCCAGGCTGCTGGTATCCAGGGTCAAACAGCGACCAGCCCACGCTGGCAACTTAACTTAGGTGACGGTGATGTTGAGGCCGGTGGTAACACCGGCTCCAACTTCCGTCTTCACCGGCATAACGACGCTGGCGCGTTCATTTCGAGCGTGTTTTATATTGTTCGAGCGAATTCTGAAGCCTATTTCTTCGCTTCTGTCTATAAGCCGGGTGGCGGGCCGTTCGCAGACTCTTCTGACACGAGAATTAAGAATACTTTGGGCAACTATACGTCCGGGCTCGCTGAAATCCTCCAATTGCAGCCTGTTCGATACACTTTTAAAGGAAATGATGTTCGCTTCGTCGATCCATCGGTGCCACTGACCGAGACTCCGCCGGGCGACCCTAATCCATCGAGTCCACACTACCAAATGGCGCTGGACGCGCAGGAATTTGTTGGTTTGATCGCTCAGGACACAGAAGTGATAATGCCAGAGCTGGTCAAACTGGACACAGCTAAAATCGACAACATTGAAGTGGCAGATTATCGAACTATGGATAATACGCCACTAATCTACGCATTACTTAACTCTATCAAGGATCTGAATGCTCTTATTGCCGCGTTCGGCACGACTTCGTCACCAGAGTTTGCATCCGTTGGGCTTGGGCGCAGCGCCTCAGCTAACGCCTTTGCTTACATTGGGTCTGGAACAGGGTCGTTGACTGATAACCCTGTGATGGGGTTCAAGGTCAAGATTGATGGGACGGCTGATAAGTCTCCAGACGGAGGTCAAATCAACGTCAACATCGTTGATGGCACAGCCGTAGGCCCGGTACGTGGGCTTGTTAGTCGAGTTGACGTTAACGATACTACGAATGACGGCGATACGGTAGCACTTTGGGGTGATGTCTTTGTCTGGGAAGCCTCTCAGCGATCCGTCTTCGGGCTAAACACCTATATCAGTATTCAGGCCGGTAGCGGCTACACGGGTGTAGGGGTCGGGGCTGAGATCGCGTGTAATAATGATGAAATCGTCAGCCATCACGGTGGTGCGCTACATCTGGTAATAAATGGCACTCAGACATCACGATTCGGCCTTCTGATCGGCGGTTCGAGCGGAGATCATCAGGCTGAACACAATATTCTGATGTCGTCAACGACGCCGCCCGAGACAAATGCTTTCTATTACGGCCCAATGTCTGCGGACAACACGCCGTCGGGGACAGCTCTTTTTCGTGTAGATGCAGCTGGCGCCTTATTCGCCGGCCCGAAGGCGACGTTCGGCTGGTCGTTAGGGGCTGGTGCGGACGCGCTTTCGGTACAACGTTCGATCGAGGCTGCGGCGAGGCTGATTGTCAATACGGATGGCGTAATAGCCATTGGAAACGGGACTGATGCGCAAGATTGCTTCATTGGGCGCAGCGGTGTTGGTCTGCTTACAATTGGATCGGGTCAGAGCAACGGTGGAAATACGGTGCTCAATCTAGGCACCGCGGCTGGTTCGGGTTCGCATTTTATTCAGATGTGGGAAATGACATCGGCCCCAGGTGCGGCAGCGGTAAACGCTGGTCGGTTGTATTTGAAGGATGTTTCTGGTAAGACAGGCTTGTTTATACGATTCAACACTGGTGCAGAGCAGCAGATCGCGATTGAGCCGCCATGAACATTGATCCTAGTACAATTCTAGCTCTGCTTATCGACTTGTATGCGCAGCTTCTTACTGCGCAGAAAGAAAATGCGGTGTTGAAAGCAGAAATCGGCCGCCTTTCGCGACAAGTCGCTGATATCGCGGGCGAAATGAAGATAAACGGGGATGAGGATGACTAGTAGTCTTTTCAGACAAATTCTTTTAGGAGGACGGTATCCGTTCCGCGTCTGGGACGACTATCAGTTTTTGCGTAAACGGCGTGGAGGCGGTGGCGGGCTCATCGATCCAGCTTTTCCATTGCCTCCAGTGGGCCCTGCTACAATAATCCCCGAGGCCGGCACATTTAACTTTGGTGGAGGGGAAGTTACATTCTCGATCGCTTTCAGCTACTCGATCGATGCCGAACTGGGCGCGTTCGATTTCGAGGGCGACGACGCCGGTCTGCTCGCCGATCTTACACTTATGGCCGCTGCTGCTCAGTATAATTTCACTGGGGCAGGGACCACACTAGCGATTATCAGAAAGATCACGGCCGACGCGGGGGTTTTCCAGGTAGCGGGTACAAACGCGACACTGATAACAGTGGGTCAGTTTGCAATTGTAGGCGAGCTGGGGGCGTTTATAGTTAGTGGTTCTGCGGCCGTACTCGATGTCTGGGAAGTTCGTATACTGCCAGCCAACGCCGGATCGTTTGCTGTAAGCGGTACGGCGGCCACACCAAAGGTCGGCTATCACACAGTGGCAGTTGCCGGCGCGTTTGTTATCAGTGGTACAAGCGTCGCACTGTCGACTACGGCTGATGGAACAACCTACCACTACTTGGGATTCTGACAATGGCCGAACTTGATGAAATTGGCGTCGCAGATGGTCGACCGACCAGCGGAACTGGTGAGGTCCCAACACTCGCACCAGTTCGCGATGCGGTCACAGCGCTCGGCACGGCGATAGCTGCCGTCGAAACAGCTGTTGCGGCAGTCGAAACTGCGATATCTGGCAGCGGTTTCACTATGATCGCCCACGATGCTGTAGACAGTGGCGAACCGCTCAAGATTGGTGGTTACGCCAAGGCCACAGCGCCAACCGCTGTTGTCGACGGCGACCGGGTAAATGCTTGGTTTCGCCTAGATGGTTCGCAGTCGGTCGCAGACAGTGCTGTTGCTACTGCAGTAGCCGCCGTTGAAGTTGCTGTTGACGCTGTTGAGACCGCTATAGCTGGTAGCGGCTTCACGATGGTTGCTCATGACGCCGTGGATAGTGGCGAGCCCCTTAAAATTGGTGGTTATGCCAAAGCGACAGCCCCGGCCAATGTCGCTGACGCAGACCGTGTCAATGCTTGGTTTCTCTTAAACGGCTCGAAGGTGGTTACTCTTAGCGCCGCTGGCGCGCTTATCGGCGGCGATGCCACGACCGGCCTCTTTGTCGGCGGCGCTATAGCGCACGATGCTGCCGACACCGGCAATCCACAGAAGATCGGTGGGCGCGCTCGAAACGCTGAAATTACTGCGGTCGCGAACAACGATAGGGTCGATGCTGTTTTCGACCTGGCCGGCAAGCAGATTGTACTACCCTACGCCAACCCGGAGAACTTTACTTCAGGTGTTACAGCGGCGATGACTGGAACGACCAGCACATCGCTGCTACCGGCCCCTGCAGCCGGTCTGCGCAACTACATCACCACGCTCATCGTCTCGAACTCACACGCGACGATCGGCACTGATATCGTTATCCAGGATGGTTCCGGTGGAACAACACTGGCGGTTATTCCTGCAGCAGCACTTTACGGCGGCGCGGCCATAACCCTTCCTACGCCGTTGCGACAGCCAACTACCGCGACTGCGATCTTCTGCGCTAATGTGACGACGGGAGCGAGCACGAGAGTTTCCGCCGTGGGCTATAAGGGCGTCTAATGCTAACGCCGGTCTTCAACGTTCTCTCTAGTACGGCGATGGTTAACAGCGCCGACCGATACTTTGCCTTTGCGGGCTCTGGCGCAGTCGGTCTGAGCAACGTAACCAGCAATACGATTCCGCAGACGCCTCTTTCTATTGCCGGGACGATCAGTGATATGATCATCCACGGCAGCACCCAGATAACGAATGGTGGGACTTATACTGCTACGCTTCAAGTTAACGGCACTGACACCGCTCTGACCGCTCAATTGACATCAGCGGCCGATTTTGGGTCCGACCACGTCCACTCGGTCTCGGTTGCGGCTGGTGATACTCTCAATTGGAAAGTAGTGCCTACCGGCACGCCGGATGCGACTCCGAACGTGTCGATCTCTTGTGTTATAACTGGATCGACGCCGGGGCAGAGCGTTCTCTTTGGTGGCACGGTTAGTGCGGTTACTGTGACCCATTATTCTGGGGTAGGTTGTCTGTTCCAGGACGCCGATGGAACGGGCGTCGGCAGTGCTGCCATCGTCTCTACGCCTGGGACACTCAGGAACCTCCGTGTTCGAATACCTACGGCGTCGGGCGGCAGTGGTTCTTGGACCTTCACGCTGTTCAAGAACGGTGTCGCCACTGCGCTGACGTGCGTAGCGAACAATGTCAACGCAGCCAGTGATTTGACGCACTCTGTCGCGGTCGCTGCTGGGGATTATATCAGTCTTGAAGGCGCTGTTACTGGAACAGTCGCATCGAGCAATATTCGCCACTCCATGCAGTTTGATCCGACCACAGATGGTGAATCGCTGGTGTTCGGTCGCTGCAACGGTTCTCCATCTGCCTCCGCAGATACTTTTTACGGAATCAGTAGTGCATCTGCCTCAGGCGCAGGACCGGCCGGGATAAACATAGTGTCTCGTGCCCCGGTTGATAGCACTTTTAAACGGCTGTTCGTGAAGGTTGGTACAGCCCCTGGGGGGACGGATACCAGGCAGACAGCGCTGCGTCGAGACGCTGCTACAACAGCCCTCAGTGTTACTTTGACAGGCGCCAACACTACTGGCAATAACGTCAGTGATACAGTAGGGATGCTTGAAGAAGAATGGGTTAACTGGATCAGCGTCCCCGCCAACACTCCGGCGGCCCCCGTTACCTATAGTTGGGGCGCTACAAACTTCATTGCTCCGGCTGGTGGCGGCGGTGGTACGCCTCGTCGAGGCATGTTAACAAAGGGAGTAGGATAATGGCTTTCGCGATTCTACGGCGTCGCCAGTCGATCCAGGACCCACTGCGCCTCGCAATCAGTGTTGATTTCGATACCGCGCAGAACGGTGACACTGTCGAGTGGCGTATTACCAGGTCTGGTTATACGCTTCAGGCCGGTGAAAGTGTATCTATGACGGTCATCCCTACGGGCGGGCTGGCCTCGGATTTCAATGCTAATATCGCGACGACGATGACTAACCTCGTCAACGCGCTGAATGCCATTACGCCGGGCTGTTGCTCGTGGGACTCAGCCACCAAGATATTGACGATGAATTCAACTGCACCAAATCCATTCGTTATCGAGCGCACGTTCGTTGTGTACGGGCCACAAGTTTATACACTGTCGATCGGCAGCCCCAGCCAGGGTATTATAACTGTGTTCGGGGCGCAGGTTGAACTGGAGGCAGAAGCGCCGGGTGCAGGGACCGCGCCAACCATTCAGGTTATACCAAAGGCGGGCTTTGCAGGGAATACCATTCCAGATGGAACAACTGGTGGAACAGCTATCGCTGATGTGACGACGTTCGATCCTGAAGGTGCTGTGACTGTCACCGAGATCGCCGATCCCGACAACAAGTTTTCTTATGCTGCTGGAGTGGTGTCGCTCTCTGCCGCAGTAGACTACAGTGTAAAGACAACTCATTCGCACACCCTCAACGCCGCGCAAGGTGGGGACGACACGCCGTTGTTGACCTTGTGGAACGTGCTAGCGCCTCCTGGTGGCGGGGGCAGTTACCCTGCTGTGATAGCGGCCAATGCCTGGTCGCAGCCTGTATGGGATCTGATCAACGGCACTGATGTTGGCTATCCGTCGATGCCGACAAAGATTCCTGGCGTTACTGCAACGCCCACTGGTATGACCGTTACCAACAGCTCTGGTGGTGGTGTGTCATGGAAAGTGGTTAATATCTACGGCCCCAATCTGACCTATGACGGCTGGGACTTCCGCGGTTGTATCGTGCAGATCAGAGGGCCGGGTTGTACGCTAAACAATAACCTCTTCCAATCTCCGGCCGCGATTTACGCCAAGGGCGCGCTGACATACGCACCTTATTGTCTCTATATCGGTCTGCTTGCGACCGACAACGTGGCCGATACTACAGTCGAGTACAATACCTTCGATGCCGATTTCAGCAGCAAAGGTGCTACAGCAATCTTCTTCCATGCGCTCGCCGCGCGTGCCATAGTTCGGAACAACAAGTTCTTGGGCTGGGGCAGTGATGCTCTGAAAATCCTCAGCGCACAAACATCTGTTGCCAATCGCCCCGAAGTGACGATGAATTACTTCAGCATCGGTGCTTGGAATAATCCGGCCGCTCACTACGACGCTATCACTGTTGGTCGAGGTGGGGCCAAGATTCACCTGAACCATTTCAATCACACTACCTTCCAGGGTAGTCCCGACGGGACGACCTATGGTCTCAACAACGCGGTGCGAATGCAGGCTGACGTCAGCGGGTACGTTGTTGGCAAGTGCCTGGTCGAGCGCAACATCATCTACGGCTACAATGGAAGTCCTCCGGGCGGTTACATCTTCCATCACAGCATTCGGAGTGGTGTCACTTTCGATACCTGTGACTACAACGAGAATATCCTACACGGATTCTCGGACACCGGCGGATACTTCCATCCTCAGTCGTCGCCGCAGCCAACGTCGTTCACCAACCACAAGCGTTTCCCGGATGGCGCAGCTATCGCCAATCCTTTCTAGGAGACTCGATCATGGCAACCTTCACGAAATATCAAGATACAGTTCAGCAGTTCTGGACCGCTATTCATAATCTTGTGGCCTCTGGACACGTCGTCAAAGCTGCTATTCATACCGACGCGCCGGTTGTTGCGTCGGATGACGAGCTGGCCGATCTGACGCAGGTGGTCGCTACCGGCTACACAGCTGGGGGCGAGGACATCCAGAACGACATGACAGAAACTGGTGGCGTTGCTACGATGACTGGTGTCGATGTCGTCTGGACAGCCGGTGCTGGCGGCTGGGGGGCGACAGTTGCCAGGTATGTGTCGATCTACAACGACACTTCAACAGGCGACAAGTTAATTGGTTCGTGGGACTACGGGGCCAATTTCTCGCTTGCTGCCACGGAAACGTTCACCCTCGATTTCGGCGCTTCGGTAGCGACTCTAACATGAAACCTCACTCACTCAAGACAGTTAAACTTGTTGACGGCAGATCAGCTGCACAACGATTTGCTGATCTTGGACCGATCGCGGCTCGGTTTGGGCAGTTTCCAAAAGGAACAGTGTTGCCCGAGACTATTTCGACCGCTTGCCCGCGAGTAAAGGTTTCCGAGCTACCGGAAAATTTCCTAAAGAAGAGCCATATCGAACACTTGGAACACAATCAGAAGATCAGTTCGTGTTGCAGGCATCCAGAGAATCACGATGTTGAGGCGCTGAAAAGTCACCCCGAGGAACAGGCGCCTGACATTTACGTTTTTCACTGTACGTGTGGGCGAAAGCATAGGTTCTTCTGTGTTGGAAGGACAGACGAACGGCCGACGTGGGACTTGTGAGGAACTAAGGTTATGGCGCTAGAACAAAATTATATTGGTTCTTCTCCCAATAAGAAGTCGACTTCGTCTTTGACCGGCGAAGAGGACGAGGATGGATATTGGACACACGATAGATGTAAACGTTGTTTTGATGACTATCTAGACAACAAGCGACTCGAGGTCGAGGAACAGAAAAACGCTCGTCGCTATCGCCACGCCGCTCAGTGGACCAGCGATCAGATCAAGGTGTTCAATGCGCGGCGTCAGCCAGTCGTTACTTACAATCGAACAGGGCGTAAGATTGATTCTATTGTGGGATTGATCGAACGTCTGAAACAAGACCCTAAGGCCTATCCTCGATCGCCTGGGCAGCCCGCGGAGGCCGGGGCGGAGCTTGCCACGTCCTGCATTCGCTATGTCACCGAGTCGGACTTGAAAGACTTTATCCTGCCATTCGTGGTCGAGAATCTGGCCGTCGATGGTATCGGTGGGATGGAAATGCTGTTGATCGAGGGGGATAAAGGTGATGTTGATATTGGGTTTGCTTTGGTCGATACCGACAGTTTCTTTTACGATCCTCGATCGTTCCGCCACGATTTCGATGATGCTCGATATCGAGGGGTCGCTAAATGGCTTGACATTGAAGAGGTTATCCGACTCGCGCCGGATAAAGAAGATGAAATAGAACAGGCGTTGAACTCAGGGGACGATTTTACTACGAGCCCGGATCGAGAACAAAAATGGTTTATGGACAACACTGATAAAGACAGTCGTAAGATTCGGGTGGTCGATCTCTGGTACAAGCACGACAACGGGTGGTGCTGGTGTCTGTTTACTGGTTCGACTGTGCTTCAACAGGGGCGAGGATACTTCTATGATGAGAAGGGTAAGCAGATCTGTAAATATCTCATGCAGTCCTGCTTCGTCGATCATGACGGCGATCGTTATGGCTTCATTCGAAACCTACGGTCCGCCCAGGACGAGATCAATCAACGCCGCTCCAAAGGACTGCATGAACTTAATTCTCGGCGGATTAAGGCTGAGGATGGAGCTTTTGCAGATGTTGAAATCACACGTCGAGAAGCGGTCCGTCCGGATGGTGTGGTGATCTATCAAAAAGGCTTCGAGATGGAGTTCGATGACGCCACTCGAATTGCCAATATGGAAGGCCAGTTGAAGTTCCTTGAGGACGCCAAAAACGAGATCGAAAACTTTGGACCCAACCCTGCCCTGATCGGGCAGGGGCTCGAATACAAGTCGGGGCGGGCGATTAACCTGTTGCAGCAGGCTGGAATCGCCGAACTCGGGCCGTTCATGATTGGGGTAAGAAACCTCAAGCTGCGTCTTTACCGCGCGATCTGGTGCGCAATACAGAGGTATTGGACTGCCGAGCGCTTTATTCGAGTGGTCTCAGCTGAGGGCGTTGATCAACTGGTCCAGGTTAATGGCATAGGAATAGACCCGGCAACCGGGTTGCCCCGGCTTATTAACGCGGTGGGCCAGCTCGATGTGAATATCATTCTGGACGAGGGGCCAGATGAGATTAACATGATGGGTGATGCCTACGACACGTTGATCGCGCTGTCGACGCAGGGCGCTAAGATTCCTCCGATGGTGCTGATCGAACTGGCCCCGCTGCATCCGAGCGTGAAACGGAAGCTGATGGCCATGATGTCCGATCCTATAGAGGAAGAGGGCAAGCAGATCGCCCTTGAAGGGGCGAAAGCCGAGGTCGGCAAGCTTCATTCTGAGATCGCCAAGAATCAGGCGCAGGCGCAGTCGGAAGCTCAGGGTGGTGCCCATGGGGTCGTCGAGCGTCAAATGGACGCTCAGATCAAGGTTGGCGAGCATCAAATGAAACAACAAGAGGGTGCCCAGAAAATCCAACTGGAGCGCGAAAAGGCTATGATCAAGGCCGCGTCGGAGCAACAAAAGGTTCAAATGGAGGCCATGAAGGGTCGACTAGCTCTACAACAGCAGGCCTCTCAGGGTGCACAGAAGATGCGTCAAGGAGAGGAACAGCATCGAATGCGGCTGGCACAGAGCGCCAAAGCACAGCAACTGAAGAACCAGCAGATTAAGAAAGGGCCCAAACCGTGACCGACGAGTTTGATCGGGCTTGGCAGTTCCTAGAGCCCTCTGCCATCCGAGACGGCGAGCATACCAAGGAGTCAGTTAAACTTGCTCTCGATCGGGGCTGTAGAAAGCTGTGGGTCACGGATGAATATGCTGTGATTGCCGAAAGAGTCACCTTTCCTAGCGGGTTGGCTGTTGGGAGTGTATGGCTTGCCGGTGGTATGCTTCAACCCATGCTTAAGCTGCTTCCAACGGTAGAGGACTGGATGAGGTCTAATGGGGCTGTTGAGGCCCGCGTCAACGGTCGTCGTGGCTGGCTTCCTGTGACCGGCTATAAAGAGTTTCGTGTCGCGATAAGGAAAGACCTCCATGTTTGACGAACTCTGGTCATGGCGGCTTATCTGTTGGGACTCCAACGAGAACCCTTTCCTCTGCCACGGTGGTGGTGACGGAGGTGGAGGTGGTGGAGATGGAGGTGGAGGAGGCGATGGCGCTGGTGCAGGTGATGGAGGCGCTGACGGTGGCGGCTCTGCTGGTGATGGTGGCGCCAGCGGTGCTTCTGACGGGGGTTCAGAGGATTCCGAGGCTGCCGATGACTTCGCAGAAGATGCGGCTGCAGCAGAGGCCGCTGATGCTGAGGCAGCGGCGCAAGCAGCTGCAGCACAAGAGGCTGCCTCTGTAGAGGCATCTGAGGCTCTTGATGCATTGGCTGGGGCTTCCGCAGAGGATACTCTTGCGGAGACGAGTACATCAGCCCCGGCTGCACCAGCCGCGGTCGAACAAGATCCAGCGGAGACTCTTGCTGATATCTCTGCTGCTGCACCCGGAGTAACTGGGATTGAGGCTACTGCCCAGACCGGTCTTGCAGATCTTGAGTCAGGTCGTGGCGCACCGGCTGTGGCACCAGCGGCTGCACCGGGCCTAGAACTGGAAGAGCATGTAGACCTTCCTGAGATCGAAGTACTCGCCGATCCTCCGGACCCAACTGGACCGCCAAGTGGTCCAGCTCCTGGAGTAAATTCTGGACGAGGCGCAACAGAGGTCGGTGATCCTGTCGGTAATCCTGGGACTACAAGTTCTGGTCCGATTGGTGGCCTGGGTGGTCTCGTCGATGCGATAACAGGTTCTATCGTTGGATCGGCGCAGGCCGCTCCAGCTGAGTCGGGTCGAGCCAATCTTCTCAGCGATCCGACGCTGAGTTTCGCTCCGATTAGAGAGGCTCCACGGGCGCCTCCAGTGCCTGTAAGCCCCAGTGGCTACACCGGGCAGGATCGTTCCGGTCTGACGGGACCCACTGCCGATACGGCCAGGGCCGCTTTCGAGGCTATTAGGGGTTTTCTGCAAGCTAATCCGATGACGTTCCAACAACCTCAATTGGCAAGTCGTAGTTCACCCTCACCTGCGCCTCCGAGCAGAGGCGTACCGCCGACTCAAGCTGAGACCATGGCTCGGGGACTGGCGGCTCTTGAACAGACCAGAAACATGCCTTCTATTCCAAGGGGAGATTTCGCGGCCAATACAGGTCTGCCGGGTGGGGGCACAGAACAAAACTCTCCTGGCTTTTTTGGACGTTTTGCTGCATCGTTCCCCGATTTGCCTCCTGGAGCACCACTACCCTCTACTTCCCCGCGAGCGACGGATTTAGAGGTGGCGGGTTTTCCATCGCCTTCAGCACCAGAGCCAATGGCAGCTGTGCCTGCAGCACCACGAAGTCCAGGGCTGCTATCTCAGCTTTCTTTACCGTCGGCTCCACCTGCCGCAGCCCCGGTCGCACCGACGGTCCCTGCGACCTTCGCCAGTCGATTTAATGCTGTTGGACCATCTCCCGCGCTCTCGCTTCCATCCCAGGATCCTAATTCGCCTTCGCTGGCTTCATTGCCTGCGATGCCAGCGATGCCTGGTTTCCCGGCACCGGCGCCACAAGCAGCTTTACCATCAGCACCTCCAGCACGTGGACCAGATCTTACAGGGTTGATGGACCCGGCCCTTCTTGGTCCACCACAAAGTCTTAATAGGGCAACATCACTCAGCGCGCTACCTGAGCCACAACAGTTTACGTCTCCATCACCTATGTTGAGTCCTTCGTTGTCGCCCTCGTTGTTTGCGCCTCAAGTCACTTCGCGAGAATTTTCACCTACGCCAGGGCGTGCGCCAGCTGCGCCTCCAGCGGTCGCGGCGGTGCCGTCACCACAGCCTGCGCCACAGCCCATGCCTATGCCAGCACCGGCTCGGCCTGCACCGGCGCCACAGATAGCTATGCCAGCACCGCCACCCGCGCCAGCGCCACGAGCCCCAACACGAGCGCCTCCGGCACCAGCGCCCAGAGCGGCGCCGTCTCCTACACGAGCGGCCCCGCAGGCGGCGCCTCAATTCGCTATGTCGCCGAGGGACCAGGCCATGATGGCTGAATACTACAACAGAATTCTACAACAAATGGGAGCACGGTAATGTTTAATCAGCCACCGCCTTCAGGCACCTTTCCTATGAATGGAAGGTCTCCGATGCAGGCAAACGCCGGTACGATGCCACAAGGGCCAATGGCCCAGCCCCAGCAAGCACAAGGCTCTGGCTTTATGGGTCTTCAGCCTGGAGGTTATCGGGGCGGTCCTGGCATCGGCCGAGGCGCGATCGACTTCAGCAGCTTTCCTGGGGCACAGAATGGGGCCGCCCCAATGATGACTGGACAGACTTCGATGGCGCCGGGACAGCAATTGCCGTCTCTGGGCGCCGCGCCGCTGGGCGCTGCATCAGTTAACCCGTTTATGGCGGGTAGAAGGTAAACATGGAGATCATCTTAGTGTTGTTGATCTTTCTTCCGTGGATCGTGTCACGGATGATTAACAGCAACCGTTCGTAGGTACCACGATACGGGCCAGCGCTTGGTAGGAGCGAGATCCTATCTACGTAGCCACAACGAAACTGTGGAAGGATGAGGAAAAATGGCAACGACTGAAGAATTGGTACAGCAAGAACTCTTCGACGCGGCGAAATCGCCAGAGTCTTCGGAGCCATCACCGGCCCCAGAGCCTGTGGAGACGCCGGAGCCAGAAGCACCGACGGAAGCAGCTGCACCCTCTACGGAGGACCCTGCAAAAGCGCCGGCGAAAGAGGCTGGATCGGAACCCTCTGAGCATATTCCAGCGTGGAGGCTTAGAGAGGAATCCGAGGCTCGAAGATTGGCCGAGGACCGGGCGAGACAACTCGAAGCCCGGTTAACCGAAGCCCGTACACATTGGGAACAGCAACAGAAGCAGACCCCTAAGCCCGCTCCGGATTTCTTTCAAGATCCGGGCGCGGCTATGCAGGCTGCTATCGAACAGGCCCTTGCTCCGGTTAGAGCCGAATATCAGCGATCCGTGATGCAGCTGTCTCGAGATTCAGCTGAGAACCGTCACGGTGCTGAGGCTGTTTCCCTTGCTGAATCAGTCTTCATGGAGGCTCGTAATAAGCGGATGCTCGATCCTGCTGATTACGAGCGTGTGGTGCGGGCACCTAATCGCTTTGACGCGGTGGTGCAGTGGTACAAACGTGTATACGCACTCCACACTGTCGGCGACGATCCTAGTGCTTGGTGGGAAAAGGAATTTGAAACCAAGATGGCTGATCCAGACTTTCAAACGAAAGTGATGGAGAAGATCAGAGGGTCTGCTGCCACTCGTCCTGCTGTCACTAAGCTGCCTCCGTCACTCTCGAGAAGCACTGCTGCGGCCCCGAGTGGAGCCGACAGACAGGGCGATCTGAGTCATGAGAGTCTGTGGGCAAGTACAATGAAGTAATCGATATGGTTGACGGGGAAACCCCGTGAACCGTATCATCCACTGAAAAGGAGTCATAGCCGATGGCTACGACAGTAACTGATACCAATAATAAGCTGATCAAGTTTACTCAGCAGATCAATCGGGAGTACGTGCGTGAGAATATGTTCTCGCCCTATATGAGCGAGGACTTCAACGCGATCATCCGGTTGCGGAGTGAACTGAAGTCGGGCGGGGAAGATATGAATATTCCGCTCGTCACTCGTCTTGACGGCCCCGGTGTCGCCACTGGAACGCTGGTCGGGAACGAAGAGAAGATCGACAACTACGGTATGCGGGTCCGCATCGAGTGGTCTCGTAACGCGGTTGTCACTACGAAAGCAGAAGAGCACAAGGACTCGGCGGACATCTTCGGCGAGGCCAAGCCTCTTCTGTCTGATTGGGGCAAGGAGTTGCAGCGAGACGAACTTATCGCCGCGATGATGGCCCTGCCGTCGGAGACTCTTCCGGCCTCTAGCACGGGAGTCCGGGTCAACGGCATCCAGTACGATCTGGCTACCGCGGCGCAGAAGGATACGTGGCAGGCTCAAAACCTCGATCGTATCGTTTACGGCGGGGCAACTGGTAACACGAAGGCGACTCATGCTCTGTCGCTGACTGAACTGGATACGACCGCGGATAAGTTCACTGCGACCAATTTGGCGCTTCTCAAGCGTCGGGCCAAGTTGGCCAATCCTCGTATTCGTCCCTACAAGACTAAAAACGGATACGAGTATTTCATCGCGTTCGCCGGAACGAATACCTTCAGAGATCTCAAGTTGTCCCTGGAGACGATCAACAAGGACGCACGGTCGCGTGAGGGTAACGGTATGGAGAAGAACCCTATCTTCCAAGATGGGGATCAGATCTATGACGGCGTGATCGTCCGTGAGGTTCCAGAGATTTCCATGTTCGTGGATACTGTCTGGACCACTCTACTGTTGGCCGGAGCAGGTGCAGCGGTTCGTGTTGAGCCGGTGTTCCTCTGCGGGCAGCAGGCCGTCGTTTTCGCCTGGGGTCAGATGGCAAAGCCCACGTTCCGTAAAGAGGACGATTATGGCTTCCTCACTGGCGTTGGTGTTGAGATGGCCTACGGCATCGCCAAGATGTTCAAGAAGCACCCGATGGACGGTACCTTCCTCAAGCAGTGGGGAATGCTCACCGGGTTCTTTGCAACGGTCACGGATTGAGAGGAGTAACGAACAATGGTCACAAGCCTTTTCAACCAGACCCCAGCGGCTCGTGATGCTCCGTATCAGAGCCTTACTATCCTTCGCAAGAAGATCCTCTTCTCCGCCGGCGCTTCAGCTGTTGTTGTCGTCGGTGTAGTTCCTCCGAAGGGCATCATCGTTGGAGGTGGTATATTCGTTCATATCGCCTCTAATGCAGGCACCAACAATCTTATGAATGTTGGACATGCCGACGCGACTCCAGACCCTGATGCTTTTGCAACGCTGCTTTCGACAGCAGCTAAAGGGTTCATTCCGCTCGATGAGCTGGCCGCTGTGACTAACACACGGCTTGATGTCGAGCGTACCGTGACCGCCTCGTGGGCATTGACTGGAACTGCGGCCACAGCCGGTGAGGTTGAGGTCATCGTTCATGTCGCGACTGACCACGAGGGCGGTGCCTAGCCTTGACGTGATTCCCTGTCCTGTGACTGGTGGGGGACGGCTTCCCCCACCCCTTTTCAAAGGAGAGAACGATGACAAACGAAGCTGAGGTATTTCTTCCCCCTTCACAGCAAGCTCCTCCGCAGTATCCTGCGGTGAAACCGGGCGAACCTATTCCAGTCGGGACGCGTCCAGTCGAGTCACATCGCGTTCAGGTTCCAGAGAAGTCCAAAGAAAAGCTGGAGGAACAGAAGGTACAGCTGGAGCCTCCAACTGTACCGCCGCCACGACCGTTATCCAGGCCTTTGGACACCATGAAACCTAAGGGGTGATCCAGTGCAGATCACTATGACACGAACGCAGCTTATCCGCGAGGCCGCGGATAAGCTGAATATCGTCGCGACTGGGCAGCCTCTTGAGCCCGAATACTCTGCGAGGATCGATCAAAACGTCGATCCGCTGCTGCTGCAACTGTCGATGGATGCTATTTGCGAGGTCGCAAATGACAGTGCCATTCCAAGTGAATGGTTCGACTCTATCGCAGGTCTGTTGGCCAATGTGTGTGCCCCATACGCTGGGAAGATGTTCGATCCACAGGTGAAAGAGTACTACGAATCCCGTCTGCGGCGACTCACATCACACGGACCGTTCTATTCGGTCCTTGAAACGGACTATTTTTAATGACAGCTATCGTATTTCCGACCTCGTCTAGTCCAGGTCTCTACCCACAGGAATCTGCGGGTCGATTGATCAATGCCTTTGTCGAAAAGGCCGAGGTCGGTGCCCCTGGAGCCA